CCATCGCACCCCTGATCCTAACCACGCCGCCCCCTCCCCACCCAGCCGATACCCGCCGGGTCGCGCTCCAGTTCGGAGACAAGCCACAGCCCGGCATGAGGCCCCGCGAGCACCTGAACGCGCTCGTCTGTCGTCAAACCGCCCGAGAGCGTGCCAGCGAGGATCAGGAACCGAGCATCGCCCTGGACGAAGCCGCCATTCCGCATGGCGTCGGTGATGAGATCGACCTGAACCGAGCACGTGCGCTCTGACGGCGTGCCGGGGTCCTCGATCGAGCCGCCATCGTCATAGGTGGGGGTGCCGGCGGAGAGAATTTTCGCATCGGCGAACGGGCCACCCAACTGCGCGGAAACTGCGCGCGCGAGATCGGCGAAGACGGCAGGCATGTTCATGGGAAGCAGCACCCAAGGCGGCCGCCGGCCGAAACACGTGGACCGCCACGGTTGCGACGAAGCATTTCCGCGAAGTCCTGCCCGTAAGGCGTTGACGCATAGCCGCCCTTCACCTGCGCATTCACAGCGGATTCGGCGAAGCTGGCGGAGAAGGTGCCCGACTTGAAATTGGTCACGCCCGACATGCCGCCAACAGCGCCGGAGCCGGTGGTGCCGAGCCCCTGCCGCGCCAGGTTGTGAGCGGCGAGCGCCATGATCGCCGGGCCATAGTCGCCTTCGATCCAGCCGGTGGTGACGATGCGCTGCGCGTCGGCGATCCACATCTCCACCGTGTCATCGGCCACGGCGGCGAACGCCGGATAGCGCTCCTTCAGATCCTCAGCAGTGGGGACGGCATAGGCCATTACTGGATCAGCCAGCAGGCCGTCGCACCGGACATTGCCGTGATCCGCGCAGGCACGAAGGGCAGCGGGACGCCGTCCTTGACCGGGTAGGAACTGCGAGCGGTGCCGGCCGCGTTCTTGAAGGTGATCGTCCCGTCTCCGCTGAAGACGACAGCCTTCACGTTGATGGGCAGATCGCTATCGGCCGGCGTATGCGGGACCGCATCGCTGCCGAGAGACTGCGGATCGTTGCTGCGGTCGGTCGAGAACTTGTCGGCCATAGGTCACCTACAAAATAGGCCGCCGCGACGGATCGAGGCGGCCCAGGGTGGGGAAATCGATGCGGTCAGGGCTTGGGCTGGTCGCCGGCCTTGGCATCCTTTGCGGCGGCGGCGCGCTCGGGCGCGAACCACTCCTCGACGAAATCATCGGCCTCGATCGTCTCGCCGGGCTCCGCCATGACGAGCACACCTTCGAGATAGGCGCCGCGTGCGCCGGTGCTGATATTGGTGACCTTCTTCATCTCGCGCTCCTTAGAAGCTGTCGCGATACACGACCGCCTTGGGCAGCCGGATCTCGACGCCACCGACGTTCATGATGCCGCCGACCTCGTAGGTCAGGGACGACTTCTGGAACGGCGGCAGGAACTGGTGCGGGCCGGGAAGATGGAATTTCACCACCTGCGGGTTGTTCGCATAGGCGATCATGCGGGTGGAATTGCCGGTCCCGGCAGTTTCCAGCGCACGGCTTTTGAGGATCGTCAGGCCCTCGCCCGCCACGTTGTTGGCGAGCAGGAACGAGAGGATCGTCGCGTTCGTGTCGCCAACGCGCGTGGTCGCGATATAGTTGTAACGCGAGGTGGGAAGCACCAGCGTGTCGGCAACCATCGTTTCGCCGGTGCCCGTTTCGACGGCCGTCAGCGCCTCGTTGATGTCACGAAGGATCTGATCGGCCGACTTGGCAGACCACAGCCGCGACGGGCCGGTGCCGTCGTTGGCGACCTGCGCCGACGGTGCCGAGCCGTTGTTGATGAAGCCGGTCCAGCCCTTCTCGTTGGTCCCGTCCGGGTTCTTGCCGGTCATCCCGATCGTATAGATGAAGCGATCGGCCGCGAGCTTGGCGGCGCCCGCCTTGTCGCTGGAGAGCGAACGCCCGAGCTTGGCGGCGCGCTGAAGCTCCTGGGTGTTCCACTCGTAGCCGATGCCCGCCAGGTGGAAGTTCTTCGTGGCCTGGCTCATCTTGGTCGATGCGAATGGCATATCGAACGCGCCGCCGGCGAAGAACTGCGCCTGGCCGACCTGATCCATCGAATAGACGAGCGTGCCCACGTCCCACATGTCGCCGGTCGAATCGACGGTCATGAAGCGGTTGATGTCGAAGCTGGGATACTTCGTCATGTAGACTTCGGTTTCGATGCGATAGAGCTGCGGAGTCAGGAAGGCGATGCCCACCTGAGCGTCGCTCATGAACGCGTCGATCTTGTCGGCGAAGGTCGCGGCGTTGCGCGCATTGTCCGCCGCCCAGGCGCGCAGGACGAGCGCTTTGACATCCGCATCAGCGGTGAGGAAGCCGACGGGATCGGTGATCCGGCCCGAGGCGCTGTCATAGAAATTGGCAGTGATGGCGTTCATGGCAGCCCCCTTAGCGCTTCACGATACGGCAGAGGCCGTCCGTCACGGTTTCGTCTGCGACCCAGCCGGTCGCGATGTGAGTGGCGTCCGCAGCGGTCGCGCCGATAAGATCCGCAGCGCCGCCGCCCTTGCCCACGGTCAGGGCGTCACCGTCGTTCACGGCGCCCTTCACGTTCACGAAGATGGCGCCGGACGACATGATCGCGACGTTATCGTACTGCTGGAACTCGTCGGCATCCTGGCCGGCGATCAGCGCCTGACCGGCATTGGCGATCGTGAAGCCGAGGAAGGTTGCCAAGGTGCCCACGGTGCCCGTGCAGCCATGATCGCCCGAACCGCGATAGGCCGGCTGACCGAACGCGATGCCCGCAGCATCTTCGCAGGTGCGCGTGATCCGGTTGCTGGTTTCGCCGTTGGCGACCATGCCAGGATAACCCTTGGCAATGTTCTCGGAATAGCTGGTCTGAAGTTCGGCCATCTCTGGTCCCCTTAGTACTGAGCGGCGCGCGCGAGATCGCGCACACTGGCGTTGTCGGTGACCACGTTGGGCGTGGTGCGGATCGCGTCGTCGAGCGCGTTCTTCGGCGCCTGCTTGGCGTCGAGGCCGTCGAAGCGGGCGGCAACATAGTCATCGCTCTTCCCGGTCACGGCCGCATCGCCACAGGCGATCGAGACGGCCATGCGACGGATATCGGCAGGCGACTTGCCGGCGGTATCGCCCAGCTTGTCGCCGACGATCGCCTTTGCCTTCGTGACCGTCTCTGCCTTTTCATCGGCGCGCGCGTCGATCATGGCCTGATCGATCACCTTCGACTTGAGATCGTCGATCTCGGTGTCCTTCGCCGCCATCGCCTGGTCATGCGCGGCCTTCGCATCGCTCAGCGCCTTGTTGGCGTCGTTGACGCGGCCCAGCAGCAGATTGATCGCGGTTTCGCCCGCATCGGTGATGACGAGCGGGAGCCCGTCAAAGGTGATGGTCTTGGTATTCATCTGACTATCTCCAATGCGGAGGGTGGGACCGCCACGCGCCTGATCGACGATGGCAAGATGGTTGATGCGGATGTTGCGCTGGACGGCGTCGTAGGCCTGCCCGTCATGCTCGCCGGGCTCGAATGCCAGGTCGCACGCGTAGCCCATGCTGATCTCACGCTTGCCCGCGTCCACCTCTCGGATGGCTGCGGCATCGCGCAGAAGGAACGGCACGCGCACCGCCTGACCGTCGCGAACGACCTCGTTGTCCGTCTCACCGACGGCATAGGTCTTCCAGTTGTCGGTGGTGACGCTCTCGGGCGGGTGATTGATCGTCACCGGTGCGCCCGCGAATGACCGCAGGCTGTCGGCGGCAAAAACCTCGGCTTCCGGGCGGAACACGCGGACGACGCGCATTTCCGGCTTGCCGACCTCGTAGCCCGCATAATCTTGAATGCCGGTGCGTGCGGCCAGGACCGACGCGACCATGTTGCCCGCGCTATCGAAGCGCGGCGCATCCAAGGTCAGGCGGTCGGTCATGTACATGCGGCATGGGATGCCGCGAATTTTTCGGGTGAATTACCGCCATCAGGAATCGGTTGCGGACTAGCCTTCCGAGAGGCGCTGAGCGACCTCCGGCACGCTGCCTTCCACGATGACCCCGTCGTCTCGGTCGAATGACAGACGTGAACTGTGCTCCTGATGTCTCACAATCTGTCGAACAAGATCCGGATTGACGGCAACCTCGCTGCCATTGGGAGATTTCAGCATGATGAATTTTGCCATATCGCCTCCTCGTTTTCGGCTCAGGCTATCAGTCGTCCAACTCTAGAACAAACCCAGCTCGGCAACCGCAAAATGGCGCCATACCGGGCTTATCATCCACGATAGCCTCGTCATTCCACGCGTAAATATTACCGTCCCGCTCGATATGTTCCCTGCGGGGATGCTTCTTCCGGGAATGGTGCCATTTGAATTTCCTGCCTCCGACCTGCTCCTGCCGAGCCTGATCAAGGGCGGCCGATAGTTTCGACGTTTGGTCACTGGCGACACGAATTGCGCGCGCCCGCGACATGCCAATTGCATCGTCCAGTTCCCTCGCCACCTCGCGGATCGGGCGGACCTCCTGAAACCCGCGGAACACGATATCGGAAATCCGGGCCTGTGCCTGCGCCGAGATATCCCGCATCAACGCGACATTGCGTGCGAGGAAGGCGTCGACGGTTTCGGTGACGTCACCCAGGCTCATCATCATATCGATATCGATGTTCGTCGCGGCCATCACACCGGACCGCCACTTGCCCCGGTGCCAGCGTTCGGTTCGCAGGGTCCAGCGGCGGAGGTTCGGCGATAGCCCGAGGATCAGCCGCGTGATCTGCTCCGTGGCGCGCTCGATCGCGTTCTCTATGTCCGGAACGGCATCGCGGGTGCCTAGTGCAGGCAATGACCGCTCATAGGCGGACTTGACGCTCGAAAGCGCCCGCGTCCATTCCTCGACTATGGGCAGATAGGCCCCGAAATACAGGTCGTCCGCCATGACCTGCGTGGGATGGATCGGGCGGACGATGACGATCTTGCGCTTCGGCTGGCGAGCGCGGACCATCCCTTTCAATGGGATAATCATTGCGGATTCACCCAAAACCGGCTATATGCGCCGGACAGGACCGCTCCACGCTTGGGCGTAGTGGCTGGGGCATCAGCATCAGCCGGGGCGGTCCTACTCATTTTCCCACATCGTCACGAATGACAGGCTGCGCGAGCGCTCGCCGACGCGTTCGATCAGCGTGTAGCTTCGCTTGCCAATCTTGATCTCGGATCGGAGACGCAGGCCCGAACCATGGCCTCGCTGCCCCTGCAAACGCATGGAGTGAGCAGTCGCTGCGTGCTTGGCATACGAGCGCAGCACAGCCTGGCTAGGCGGCCGCCGGCCCTTCTTTGAGAACTTCGACGCGTGGTTCAGATCACTTGCGCGCGCGCCGCGCTGCAAATGTGAAGCGTCCAGCCCGGTCAGGGACTTGATCGCCCCTGCGTTCGTGATTGGGCCGGGCCGGAGGTCCGCACCAAAAGACCCTGACCCCTTCGGCGCAAACTGGCCGCCTCGTCGAGTCCCCGCCGGGTGGCGGTTCGGATTGTGGTCACCGAAAGGGACTTTACCCTTAGGGCTACCTCCCTTGGCGCCGGTAGATGGATCACCCCCTTTCTGGGTTAGAGACGACGGGTCTTCCTCGTCATCAGGAGGCTCGGGAAAGCGCTCGGCTTCCGGGATCTCAGCAAGCGCACCCTCCAGCCCAGGCAGATAGCCGCGCTCGACCATGAAGTTCTGCACCGCCTTCGACATGGCGAGGTCGGGCACGGTGCCGGTGCTCTGGAGCTTCGTGATCGCGTCCATCGACGTGTTGAAGGTCGTTGCCTCCTCCGCCTCTGTCGGCGTGGTCAGCGGCGGGAACTCGAACCACGTCTTGGTCTGCTCGCCCATCGCCACGCCGGCGGATGGAATAAGCACCTGATCGATCTGTTCGAGCTGCGGACGAAGGTCGCTGTCCTGCTGCGCCTGGATGCGGTCGTAATAGTTCGTCAGGTCACCATCGCCGGTCGCATTCATGCCCTGAGGCGAACGCCCCAACAGCCGTGTCGCCGGGATATCGGCCGCACCCGCGACGAAGCCCATGAAGGCGTTCATCACGTCAGGCATACCGGCCCAATTGATCTGCCGGGTGTCCCAGGTCTCACCGTCGTTGCCGTCACCCGAGCCGCCGTCGAGAATGCGGGTGTTCCAGATGCTCTTGAACGTGTTCGCTATATCGACGCGCTTCTGCAGCAGCTTTTCGCCATCAGCAGTCGCCACCAGATCGATCAGGCCGGGGATCGAGACGGTATCGACCTTCGCCTCGTGGATCAGGCTCGCGAATCCCGCCGTCGCCGTGTCCGCGTTCTTCACGGCATCGTTGATCGACTGGATGACGCTATCGCCCCAGAATTGCTCCTCCGACATGGTGATGCCGAGTTCGGGGACATGAAGCCCGCGGAACACCACGACGCGCGACGGATGGATGCGGACGGCGCCGTTCTGGCTACCGAGGCTGAAATACTCAGGCTGGCCGAACAGGTCGGACTTCGGGTCCATGACGATCTGACCGATAGACAGGCGCCACCGGCTGACGACGTGCATGTATCGGAGGGCGCCGGCCTTGAGCGACCGAGCATTGATCGGCAGCGCCGGATCTTCATTCCCGACGCCAAGGATGATCGCGCCGCCACCAAGCCGTCCAAGGATCAGCGCCTGGCGGACCTTTGCCCACAGCTTGAGGCGCTTTTCCTCGCCCTCCAGCTTTTCGATGTCAGCCTGTTCGGCCTGCCAGTCCCGCCGTTCGCGGGTCATATCGAGCGCGGGAACGTCGACGATCTTCCGGACCAGCCAGGACGTGCGATAGGCTGCATCGATCTGGTCGGGCGTGATTGTGCAACGGTGGTAGAATGAGCCAGTGCGCTTGTCGGCGGACGTGCCTAGGCCGGATGCGAGATTGGCTAGGCCGTCGGTGAAGCGCGCGATGATGCCCATTGGGCGGGTATGCGGTTATGGGGTGTGCGCGATTACCGCCTTCATGCATTCGACGAGTGACGTTTGCTCTGGATAACGCCGCCCGACCTAGAACGGATGTGTTTCAGGGCTGAGTGCCTTTTCCAAACAGATATCCAAGCGCGAGTGTGATGAAACTAGATAATAATGAAACTGCATCCTTTCGCGAGAAGGTTGGCGTATCCTCCCCCCAAATAAGCAAAAACACCAGGACAAGGAACGCAATAAACACCAGCAGGGAAGCAGTGTTGGCCGGCGCACCCGTTTTTCCACCAAATAGCCGCCCCAATAGACCTATTTCAATCCGTTGAGCTTCATGCAATGCCTGCGCATCCACGATCTTCCCGGCAACTTTTGGATCTCTTGGGAGATTGACCGTATTCACTACGCCCTCCCATTCGTCGAGATTGTGTAATGAACTGCGCGCTTTATCGGTTCGACATTGATGGCCTCAACATAAAGAACAATCGAGACCTGATGTTGGCCAATCGTAAGAATATCTGGTAGATCGTAGGCCGTACCTAGTGGATTATCAAACCCCATCAACTTAAAGTTGACTGTCTTCCCGTGCTCCTCGAACGCAGCGGACGGCTCTCCATCTGAACGAATGAACTGGAAGTTCATTACGATATCCTCCACGGTGACCGTAAAGACTTCTTGAGAGATCCCCAATACTATTGTCCCGCTCGATAGGATTTCCCTGCCCGGGATTGTGACATTAATCTCCATAAAGCCGCCCCACTCGTGTGTCAGGGAGCCTTAATCCGCGAATTTCAGGCGATACGCTAGCCTTAATGCGGCCTTTCTGAAGCTGCTCGACTTCGCCGCCCCTATATCGGTCAAATCCAGCGGGAATTTCTATCCTAACAGTTTCGACAGGTCGTAGCGGGATTTCGCCAACGCCAACTCATTGAGCGCATCGGCGAAAGCGTCCACCTGATCGTCATGAGCGCCGGCCGGAAACAGGCATAACTCGTCGAGGAAGGGCTTCACCCAGGCGTCTTGGTCGGGATCACCTGTCATGAGGATATCGACGTTCCCCGCTTCTGCCTGGGTGGCGGCGGGGCTGGCGCGTGTCGCCTTGTCGCCCGTCGGCAACTGGACGACGACGGTATAGCCCGCAAGCTTGCGCACGAACGTCTCCGCTTGAGCCTTGCCAGCCTGCCCCGGATCTTGGGTGAGCCGAACGCTTGTCTTCGTTCCGTCGAGCGCCGCCGTGCCGGTGATCGCAGCGTCTACCTCCATCGGCGATCCCCGGAAGCGGTTGCAGCCTTCGACAAGGAAGCGCCCATCGTCACCACGGGAAAGCAGGACGCCAGCGGTCCAGTCCGGATTATTCGTCGTCGTCTTCTTGGTCGCGGCCAAATCCCAAGCCCGGACCCGCTTGCGATTTCCCGCGGGGATTTCACCGACGAATTTGAACCATGACCGCTTGAACAGGCCACCATCTCGTGGCGCCGGCCGCTGCTGATGCTGGCCCGCCGTGGCGTAGGAGCCCATCGTCTTCTCGAGCTCGTCGACGATGTGCTCGGGAAAGCGCTTCGGGAATAGAAGCTCGCCCTCCTCGGTGCGCCAGTCGGCCCCTATGCTCGTCACGCAACGGCGATCGGCCTCGTAGCGCATGGGCAGCATGAGATGCTCGTATCCGAGCTGTTCGGCGACGATCAGGCCCGACACATCCCTTTCGTGCAAGCGCTGCATGACGACGACGATCGCGCTGCTGTCCGGGTTGTTGAGGCGCGTCGGGAGAGATTCGCGGAACCAGAGATTAACCTTCTCTCGCTCTACCTCGCTGTTCGCATTGTCCGCTGACAGGGGATCGTCAAGGATGACACGATCGCCGCGACGGCCAGTGATGTTGCTTGGCGTCGCAACCTGGCGGAAACCCGTGGCCGCGTTCTCGAAGTTCAGTTTCTCATTCTGGTCGCGGGTCATGACCACGCGATCGCCCCATAGGCGCTGATACCATGGGGACGAGGCCAGACGGCGGCATTTCAGATTGTCGCGGATTCCCAAGGTCTGCTCATGGGCGACACCGACGTACCGCAGGGACGGAAGGTTCTTCGGCCCCCATTCCCACATCGGCCAGAAGACGCCGCAAATTGTCGATTTCGACGTGCCCGGCGGAACATTGATCAGCAGGCGGCGGATCTGGCCGGCCGTGACCGCCTCCAAATGCTCACACATGAGATCGATGTGCCGGCCATGGACGTAGGGTTGCCCAGGCTCGATAACGGGCCATGCGCGGCGGACGAAGCCCGAAAGCCCCTCCTCGCTCTCCAGCTTGTCGAGATAGTCTAGCCCGACCTCGGGATTATTGAGCGCGGCGGCTAAGGATCGCTCGAACAGCATCACGCTCTTCCTGGGTGAGTTGGTCGAGGGCGTGCAGGTCGATCTCGTGGCGGTGCTGGACCGGGTTTTCGGTATCGCCCGCGACCGTCACCTTGTCGGCGAATGCCTTGCTGAGCTTGCCCAGATACCAGCGCTCCGCATCGAACGCGAGGCGACCGCGCTGGGGGTCAAGGGCCGCCTTCGCATCTTCGACGGCCTTCTCCGCACGGGTCTCAAAGCCAACCTCGCGCGCGCGCGTTATGGCCAACGCAAGATCTGGATCGCTCTCACACCACAGCCTGACCGTTTCCCGGCTCGGCATGCGATGGTCGGAACAGATCGCCCGCATGCTCTCCCCTTTCGAGAGACGGTCGAGCAGTTCGACGCGGATATCGTCCTTGAACTGAGTATCGGCCATGACCGAATCCTACTCCCC